GTTGCTTCTGCCAGGTTCTTGTCAAAGTCTCGCTCATACTTCTGAGCAAGCTTGCTTCTGATTTCGTCAGTGATGTCGGACATAAATTGGTCTCGGTTCGGCAGGGGCCGCCGTAGCGACCCCCACCAGGTGTCCGAGAGCCCAGCTTGCGCTGGGGAATTACTTCAAGTCCTCGAGATCCGCTATGTTCAGGTAAACTTTGAGCTTACCAGCGGTGAGGGTGTCTAGGTTTGCACCAGTTGCAGTGAACGCGAGGTCCACAGTGTCAGAGCCCGTGTAGGCTTTGCTTGTTCCGGTGCCTGATTTGTAGTCGATCTCCGTGCCGGTCTCCTCAACCTCGGTCGAGGTCAGGTAATGATCGGCATCGTCGCCATCGCCTACGGTGTAGACCAGTGAGCTGATAGATGGCCCAGCGAAGTCAGTCACGAGGACGTGAGGTCCACCAGTGACTTGCTTGCCGGCGTCCACAGACACCGTGAGGGTCTTGGTGGTGCCAGCGGTGTCACTGAGGTCAGTGTGCTCCACTACGACTTCGGTGTTACAGCCAATCAGCGCTTGGGTTTCGACGGGTAGTTTGTTGATTTCCATATCTGTGTCTTAGCTGAGTGAGGTGTTGAACTGAGCCAACCCGAGTGGGTTGCGGCACTGCAGAGCGGCACGTGCTTCAATCATGAAACGCTCACCACCACCCTGATCCTCGAACCGCTCAACGGTTGGGTTCTTGTGGAATCGGATGTCGAGCTTGTCCATGTCGAGCAAGTAGCCACGGTTGGTGTCCTGGCTGGAGCCATCAGCGGAGTATCCGATGAAGCTACTAGGCAGGATTTCCACGGTTCCGAAGTCGCCTTCGAAAATCGTTGTGGTGTTTGCTACACGATCGCTGTTCCCGTCGAAGTTGAAGTCGCGAGAAGCATATCCGGCAGTGCTGATGGTCCTGGTGAAGTCAGTGAACGCACGACGCAAGCCAGAGCCAGCAATCAGCTTGTAGTCACCGAGCATTCCAGTGTTGTTCCAGATGGTCTGGAGCAGTGTCTGGATGTTCGTTTCAGTCAATGATCCAACAGCCGTGGTAATCGTCTGACCAGCTGCTGGGCGATATGCCGCAGGCACTTGATGAGACGTTTGAGACCCGATGTTGGTGGTGTCCAGAATCCAAACACCGAGACCGCGCATGAGGTATGGATTCACACCGTCATCGGCTTGGTGTTCTTGATCAGACAGACAAGCTGCTTCCATGTTGCGGAGAATTTCCACACCACGTTTGGCAATTGCGTCTGCGATTTCGTCGGTGACTCCAGCTACGTCGCTGACTTCTTGAGCCAGTCGCGAGACTTTGGAGGTCTTGCGGAACGTCTGCAGATAGGTGCTGAGGAGAGCGCGGTCTTCGGCGTGGTTGCCGTAGCTACTCACATCAGTTCCATCAACAACACCGCCCATGGCGACGTCATCGTATTTGTCCACCACCCACTGCATGTAGGTGTTCGAGGGCGTTGCCCCACGTCTTACAGTCGACAAGAAAGGCGTTGCCTTCTCATCAACTCGAGTCAGCAAGTCGAGGAGATCCTCGCGCTTTGCTGTTTGGTTAATTTCAAATAAACCAGCCATTGATTAGTTTCCTTTAAGCATGGCAGCCTTGATGAAGTCTTTAAGCCCGTCACGGGACCCAGTCTTCATGGTCAGCTCCTTGGCTTTGGAAACCCTCTGCTGCGATTCGCTCACCGTGTTCTGCGTTACCGCAGGCTTGCCCGGTTGGCGTGTAGGCTCAGGTGTTTTGGCGGGTGCTTTCGTTTTGTTCTGCTGCTCCTGCTCGATGTAAAAACCAACGAGCGCTCGCGCAGACCATAGGTCGGCATCCTCCAAGTCTTTGATCGCAGGATACTTCCTCTGCAGATCATCCACCGCTGCCCTGGCAGGGTTTGTTGGGTCCCGTAGCCATGGATACTTCTGAGCGGCAAACTCTGAACTCTGTGCTCGTAGCTGGATGGCTTTGCGGCGCTTCGGTATATCCGATTCACGGCTGAACTCGGCATCTAGTCCGAGATTCTCAAGCCATTCCTCAACATCATCAGGCATGGTGCCCAACTTGCGCTCGATCTCCTTCTCAACTGACTCAGGGTCGCGTCGGTAGCGTCCTAGTGTGCGTTTAGCCCACTTCTCAGCGTCCATAGCGTCCTGTTCGAGACGGTCCAAGTCATCCTGTGTAGATGCCTTGGCTATGAGTTCAGATATGCTGTTCTTCTCCTCGGGTGTGGATTTGGCCTCGTATTTAGTCTGACGCAATTCATGGAGCTGTTCCTCCAGGTCTTTCTTCTGCGCCGTTAGACGGTCGATTCGTTTTTGCCATCCACTGTCCGATGAGTTTTGTTGCTCATCCGATTGACTGTGGTCCTCCTGAATCTCCTCCGAGACAGGCTGCTCCTGTGTCTCAGTGGTTTCCTCAGGTTGGGATTCCTGTATTTGGGCGGGATCGAGCGAGGCTTTGATTGCCTCCTTGATGGCGTCCATACCACCAGCTTCGACTGCTTCCTCCGTGGGCTGGTTATCCACGGTCGTAGATGTATCGATTGCCATGCTGTTTACGGTCGCAAGAAACCGTGACCAGGCGATTTAGTGGCTCGCCAGAAGCCAGAATTGGTCGGACACCGTAGTAATTTTCGCAGGTGTATTACACCTGTCAACTATCTGCTGTGATTTTTTTTCGAGATTCTTTGAACAGCTCCACAAACTCAGAGTGCAGGTCCTGTATTGCAGACAGTCTACCGGCGCAAAAATGCCGCTCTGAATCAGTAGCCTGAGGCACAGTCACGTAGGCAACATCTGCCTGTGCTGCCTCATCGAGCAACGCCAGGATGGCTTTCTTCATCGGGTGCTCGTCTGGAACACGAAACGCATCCAGCATCCACTCCTCCCAGTTTGATTCCTCACTACGCATTTGGGTTCACTCCGATGCGACCGACGGTCTTGTTCTGGTTCTGCATGACACTCATGTTGAGATTCTGCGCGTATGCCTGCACCAGCTGCTGGAATTGCTCGTCCTGCTGCAGCTGTTGCTGATACTTGGGATTGTTGCCAATGATCTGCTGCAAGAACTGCAGCTTGATAGCAGCACTAGGATCGTTCTCCACGAATTTGGGTTGGTTGCCTAGAGCCATCAGTGCTGTCTGGCTTTGCACCTCCTCAAACATCTGCTGTGAAGCCTCTGCGGTTTCTGTGACCAGTTCATCTGCCAGTGTTGGGTCAATGACCTGCAGTTTCTTCCTGATCAGCTTGGTGCGATCGACGATCCCCATGACATCCTCAGGCAACACAAACTGGCTGATGGCTTGCAGTTTCTTGTCCACAAACTCTGGGTCCAACTCGCGCACATCGAAATGCAGCTGGAGATCGAACTGACCGGGATCACGTGGCAGAGGCATGTTCATGCCAGTTACCCTGGCAAAGCGCTCATCATCCTCAAATCGCTGGCATAGATGCCACATACGACCAATGACAGTGCTCATATGACGCAACCAACGATGAACGTATGCTTGTTGGCGCAGCTGTGTTTCCACAGGTGGCACTTTGGCGTTTGGTCTGCCAAAGTATCGATCAGTGCGCTCCTGTATGTGCTCCATCAGCTCAAACGCTAGTTCAGCACCACGACGAGGTGGTTCCATCCAGCCGATGTCGCCTGGACGTTGTTCAGAAACCTGAACGCCGGGACCAATTTTGATCCGCTGACCGTAGCGCAGAGGCACTTTGAGTGGTGGCAGTGTATCGAACGACGAGCGATCGAAAATCTGATCAGCCTGAGCCTTGTATTCGTTTTGCCATGTGCGACAGATCTCAGCTACACCTCGTGACTCGATCGGACTGCGTCTGGTCTTCTCACGAGTGAATACTTCGAACGGGTATGTGTCTCCCGCTTCAGTCACTAGCTCGTGTTGTGCGTAGACCTCGTTCCCGCGTTCGTCCTTCTCGATGTATGGACTAAATACAGTGAGGTAGATGCCAGGGTTGCCGTTCTCGGTGGTTCGGCGGCTGTATGCATGAACCACCTCGATGAGATTACTGCGTTCTTCGATACGCTCAGTCTCACCGATGACAGGTGACAATCCGTAGTCCCAGACCTGGCTGTTCTGACCAGCGGTTTTCTTCACTGCATCGACAAACTCCTGTGACCACTCGCCGTATGCTGCTTTGGCATCTAGCTCAGCAACTGTGTAGTAGTCTCGTCTAAAAATTGCTCTGGCTCTATGCCAGTCTTGGGTCTCAGGTGGGAACAACACCTCATAATAAGGCCGCAACGCAACGATGGATGGTCGATTACGCACCATCTCAGGCATCTCAAACATCGTTTCGCCTTTCTCAGCGACTTCCTTGATGTGTTTAAGTGCTTTCTTCCTCGTCAGTCCTTCATTGCTAGCCACCAACAAGTCAGCGAGATACTCCTGCTGGTCACGCAGCGCAGCCTGGAGGGCCTCGAATTGTTGGGGGGCATTGACTCCTAGGAAGCCGGTGAGGGATTGGAGGGTTATT